ACTCACCGTCCGCGTCGAAAAAGCAGTCACAATGCCCGCATGGGCAGCAATTGCATGGCTTCCTGAATTTACACGCCATTCGCTTCTCCGCTGTTACCGAAGCCGAGCGGCAATCGGCATGTCATGTTATCGATCTGCGATAGCCGTCCATCAAGATCGGGCAGCGCATGGAACCCTTCGACGGCAGGGAACCGCGCGGCGAGGGTGAGGACCAAGCGTAGAGCGTATTCGTTGGCACGCTGAATCTCTGCTCGCAAATGCTCGATCTTTTGCCAGTCATTCACGCACTCGGCGCCCATCTCCTCGAGGAAATTTATGCGCGCTTTGAGCGGCTTTACCGCATCCGTGATGGCATCGGCCAATTCGGATTTCTTGACCAGCAGCAGATCACTCATGCTCAGTTCCTCCATCGGAATGATTAAGCTGCATTGGGTTTCGCCTTCGCTAACTGCTTCTGTTGCTTAAAGCCCTCATCTCGATCCTCGACTGCGGCCTCTCGCGAAGTATCGCGGTCCTCGACCTGATCCTCCCGCTCACCCTCAGCCACTTCCTTGCCGGCCACGTGCGCAAACAAGGCGAGTCGCGCCTTACTGTGATGGGTCTTGTCCGCAATCGCGAGCTTCGTGAGGTTCGTCTCGTGCGTGGTCAATACCTTCGCCTTGTTGGCATCTTCCTTGTTCTTTTTCTCAAGCTGCAACTGCTGAATCATCTTGGTCATTGCTTGAATCTGCTGCTGCGCCTTCGCCAAGGCTGGATCTGAGCCATCCATCACAAACCTCGTGCCGTCCTGATAGCCTGAGAGTGCCATCAGTTCCTTGAACACCTCTTTCAAGTCTACGCCAGGGGGAGGCTGCTTTGCCACAATGTGCGAGTAGGTGTTTAAGGCAAAGGCGAACTTCTGGACCTTCGCCGCGGGGTCGGTTGCACCCATGCCCACGTTCACTGTAACCGTCAGTTCCTTGTCCAGAATCGCGTCCGTCATCTGATTGACGCCGTACTTCTGATAGACCTTCGCCTTTTCGCCGGCTAGGGCAAGGATGACCATGTCAGTTTCGTAGTGCTGCTCGAGCATGACGAGCTGCCGAAGTACAGGTTGGACGAAAGTCTCCACAAAGGTTTTGAGCATGTACTCGGTAAGCAGATTGCTAGGTCCTTGGAGCATCCGCATGGTGTTTGTGGATTCTCGCCCACTGCGTTGGGCGGTGACTTGCATCGGGTTAAAATTACCGGCCAGGTCGCTAAAGTCTCCATCTATGCGGTCCTGTTCCAAGTAGGCGGAATTGGTAACGTCAGGCCAGTTGATTTCCTTGATATCGTTCTCAGGGTCATCTGCCAGGGTGATTCCACCAGGCGTGTTACGTACCAGGCTGGAGAGATCCACATTCTTTCCACGCTTGGCGATCCAGCGCTTATTGAGGACGAATTTGACGTTGTCTGACCGTTGATTCTGGACATCGTTGGCTTCCTCCTGGAGTGCTTTCGTGACCGTGGGAATCGATGAGGGAATCGGCTTATGCGTCTCCAACATGGTAGTGCCCATCACATAGGGGCGCTTACCATGCCAAACGGTATCCTTTAAGGGCTCGGGATCGGTGAGGAGCCGTTCAGAAGCAATCGTGTAAAACTCCCAATCTTCTCCGTTGTACCGGTGGATATGACGATGTACCCACACGATATCGTAATCTGAGGTGTCTCGTTTCTGCTGAGTAGGGTCTTGACTAACTCCTCCTCTCGCTTGTCGAGTGGAATCATCAGAACTGTCGCTTCGGGCGAATACTTGGCTAGCACTGTACTTCCTCCACCGCTGACCCTTGGGGTTCGGATGCTCCATTCTATCCTTCACATCACACCAGTACATCGGCATCAAATGAATGATGTAGGGGCTGGAATTGATCGGGTCTGACCAATGCGCGCTAGGGTCAATCCGCAGGTTCTCGATGGGGATCAAGTCTAAGCACGGCTTGTCCTCTAAGCTCTCGGTCTGCCCGTCCTTATCGTGCCGCTCGATAAACCGCCAGTACACATGGGCACAGGCTAAACCCTGCACCTGGGCGTCCTGAAAGCTCCCCAGTAGGAACATGAACCACGGGATGGTCTTGGTCAGCCGGTACTGCAACAGCTCTTTCGTTACTTCCGCCGAGACGAGTTCTTCCTTGACGCTCTGATTACTGGCAGCAACGTCAACCACGTCGAGGTTTGAAAAGAAGGCAGCAGCAGCAGCGGCCTCATTCTTGCGAATAACAGCACGGGTCTTCGGTCGATAAAGGTTTGACCGCTTACGGAATAACTCGCCGTTGTACTTGGAATCCGAGGAGTGCTGCGAATTGAAGGCGCGGATTGAATCATCCCAGGGCTTCCTATAGTTGCTGTCGATATAGGTCGTCGAGAACCGAAACGAATCCTTCGCACGCTTGAGCCAGAAGCTATCCGAGGGCTTGGCCTGCTTCTCCTCACCCGAGGGGCTATCGCCTGTCTCAATGCCAGGGGATTCGTTCTCGGCCCCTAATTCGTCGCCTTCGTACTCTCCCTGCTCGGGATCGTTGATGCTAGGGGGCTGCGGCCTCCATGGCGTTGATTGACTCATGGCCTTTCCGTAGTATCGGTCGGTCGATCAACCCAGTTGAACAGCATCAGCCCAAAGCCAAGGCTGACGATGATCAATGAACCGATGAACCAGAAAATCACGCAAACCCCGCTTCCTGCTTAGGCGTCCAATCACTCGGAATCACAGGGTCACTACCATCCCACTTGCCCCGCTTCATGCCGAATAGCTCGAGCATCGCCCCGCCGGCCATCACAGCGCTTTGCGTCACTTCCTTGGGGTTGTCGAGCTTCGACTTGTCCAAGAGAAACCCGAACCCCTCGCGCTTGAGCTTGACCGACACATCCGCATTGATCACGGCGTGCCGCACGATCATGGCCCCGCCTTGGAAGCTCACCTGCCACGGGTGATCGGGATAGGCTTTGTCCAACTGCTGCCATATCTCAAGCGCAAGTTGCAGGTAGCTTGATTCCTCCGGGTCACCGCGCTCGATGAGTTGCATCAGGGGAAGCCGGTGTACTTCTGTTTGGGCGTTAACGTACCGGGTGGCCCATAAATGCCCGTAAAGCTCATATCCGTCGAATCCATCGAGCGCCCGTTGCTAAAGTTATAAATGCGATGATCCGGCGCTCGAAAGCTCGAGCCCCACTCGCGGCTTGCCATCTCAAGCAGGCTGAACTGGCGCGTGGTGACTTGGTGGCCGAGGGTACTAGGGAGGGGGGGCAGTGCCATGCAATCTCCTGCTGCGAGTCATTAACGAGTACTTGTTGTTACACTCGCTGTGATATAGCTGCCTGCCGCCAGATAGCTTATCCAGCGGCTCCCATACCTTGCATATCCAGCACTTACGCCAGTCCGCATGACCGCACGCGTCCAACGCTTCTGTGCGCGTATGCAGCAATTTATGATAAGCCCGATCAGGGCAAACTACTAGGTTTTCGTGCCTGTTGTCAGCAGGATCGACGTTGACATGATGAATCTCTTCCGGAGACTTAAGACGCCGGCCTAAGACTTTTTCCACAATCCAGCGATGTTCTCCCCGCTTTTCGCCATTGATTTGAATGTTGCGATGGCCTGTACCGCTAATCGTCCCAGTGCCTTTTTTGTTATAGATATTCCGGGACTTGCTCATATGTAAGCGGGCTCCAAGTCATCCTGATTTACAACCTGTGGAGTTACGGGCGACATATCGTAAATTCTTGATGCAGCATCAATTATATCGACTAACCCCCCGTAAGGGAAAAAAGAAACACATATTCTCAGCCGGTCTGCAACGTCATATCTCACGTTGTTTTCATCTTTCCTCGTGATAGGCCGCGCAATGCGGTATTCATAGCCCTGGGCCTTCATATTGGCCTGGATCTTGGTCAGCTTCTCATCGTCTGTCGGATATGGCAGGTAGAACCGATGGCCCTTGATGTCAGGCACTAAGCGCTGTACCCGGTCGTTCTTACTGCGCTCACCGTCCCGCGGCCACTCGAGCGGCTCTATCTCGAAAGACGCACCTTCGATCCTTTGGCGCTCCTGGAAGTAATCAAGGTCCGCAATAGCACCAAACCGCTCATAACCCACGTGCAAGCCCATCATTCCAGGCGCTGACTTCCACTTGAACCAAAGGTCTCGCATCCACCGCCAACGGTCCATCAGGTCCATCTTGTGGTCTACGCCGTCCAAGAGGTACTTGTTTCCCGCCGCATCCACCCCTAAAACGACCATAGCCGTATTGGCTGAATCTCGCTTGACTGACCGCGCAGGATCGATCATGAGATAGCCCATCAGGGTTAAGGGGCGGACCTCGTAGACTTGGAGGTCTCGGACATCGAACATTCTCTGGTGACCCGCGAGCGGATTAGCAAGTAATTGACAAGCGACTGTGGCCTCACCTTGATCCCTGATTCTACGGGCCCACTCTGTTGCAGTGAACAGAACAGGCTTGCCATCCATTTGCCCGGTGTCTGTTGCTGGGTAAATGCGAGCTGTTGCAGCCCCGCGCTTAATGATTTCGGAGTAAGTATCCGCGTAGTGATAGCGAGTGCCAATGATCCATTTCCGGCCCCCCATTGTTCCAAGGTTGTCGGACAGCTCCCAAGCTTCTGTAGTCTTTGCAATCTGCTCTGGCGTATTGACTGATTCACGGGTCACCACATCGTCATAAATCATCAGTTGGAAGTGCTTGGAGGTGGGCTGGCCGTCCACGAGTCCATGAGCTTCGATAGTGCTTTCTTTAGGGTTTCCATCTCGACGGCAGATGAGTCCAGCATCAAGTGACCAGCTACGGCTTTCCTTAGCTGGGTTAGCGAATAAGACATCGGGGAAGCAGGCTTTGAGGTTTTCATTGCTCTCTAGCTCCCGCTGGATCTGCGAGAGGAACCCCTTCGCGATCGGCTTGGTGTGGCTAAAGACGCCAATAGTGATTTCTCTGTCTCTGATAATTTGTTGAATGCATCCAGCAAAAGTGATGATTGTGCTTTTGTAATGCTCGCGCGCCCAGATGTCACAATACCCATCAGGTGCTCCCTCAACTTCCCGACAGCGCTGATACAGCCAAGGATGCCAAGCGTCATATCTTTTGAGGAGCTTGACGAGTAGGTAATATCGGTCATTGAGACCTAGCCAGCGTATCCCTGGAATGTCCTTGCCCTTGCCGTCGATCTCATCCCAAACGGCCAGAAGCTCATTGAACGGTGTTTCCCTGACGAAGGCTACGTAGCTTGTCCAATCGGGGGCTGAGGCCTTCGGCTTCTCCGACATTAACGGTTAGCTCTTGCTCGATGAAGACGTGCTCACTGGGCTTACCATCGAGTCTACATGCGATCTCTCGGATGGCGTCCATGTCGCCGGATCCTGCTGCACTGACCACTTTATCAGCGATGGGGTCGAGTCCAAGATCAACCGTTGTCCCCACGCGAGCGAGGGCCCGTCTAAGAGCTTCCTCCCATCGCTTACCTTTAGCTCCGTTCTTGTTGCCATGCGGTGCGGCCATTGGCTCAACCGTTAAGTCTCTGACTCTAAATCAGAATCATTCTCATCTTGTTCAGGCATATACGGGATCATTTTGCGACTCCAAATATCCTTTTTTACGCAACCTATGAAGCCTGACTCTCTCGGTTGAATAGCTATGTGCCATTGCTGAGCATCTGGCGGAACAATGCTTAGATGGTCTGCCACCCTGCTTGCCGATCTTGAACTCGAATGAGTTGCCGCAGTACGCGCATCGATGGTCTGGAATCCAATTAACAGGCCCAACATAGATCACGAGCGCGTCTTCTTACCCGGCTTCTCGTATTTCATGGGCTTGTGCATTTTGGGCGTCTCCTGAGCGTTGTGCTTGGACTTAGCCGGGGGAGGGGCGTTGGGGACGGGCTTGTAGGTCATGTGTCGCCACTGTAATTGTGATAACCCGAGTAACCGGTCAACGGCCCGTAACTGCGCTTTTTGGTGTATAGCTCGAGCCTGTGAGGCAGGTCTTTGTTGTTTCGATGCAGAATCGTGGCGTCAAGGTCGTAATCTCCCGAGACGTTCGGAACATCGTTCCAGCCTCGAGGCGCGCACTGATGGCAGCCCCCGTGAGCGATTCTATGCATTTGATTGGGCTTCATGACTCGACTTTAGCACTATTGCGTTTATCTTCAAGCACTTTGCGCCAGGAATCTGGCATTTCGTTCATGACTTCCTTGCTGCCAAACCCGAAAGCATCACGTACCGTCTTGACCATCTGCCACTCTGCATTGACCTTCTGGAGGCTATATTCCGTGATCATGCCGGTATTTTCGGGGTAAACAGCCACAACTGCGCGATCTAGAGCGCCCGCTCGTATTAAGCGAACCTGAGCGTATCACGCGCTGCTGTCCGCAAGCGCAACGACACACCCAGTACGCATGCCGGCCCGAATTGCCTTGTCTCGCTCGATACTTCGAGTAAAGCCCAAGCACCCGCCATCGCCCGATCTGGTGGCCGGTCAGATCCTTGATGCAGCGATTCGGCGGCCTAATCCCGGTCGTCATAGCGATTCCTCTCGTTAAACGGGAATTGATCAATAGCTGCTATCAAATACCACACGATAACCCCCGCAATGACCATCAAAGCAATTCCCATGGCCAATTTCATTTTTGCTCCTGCAATAGTCGTTTCAATCCCTCAATCGCTTCCCCGTTCCTCACCTGGGACGGCGTATAACGCAATACGCGCCATCCTGAGAGGATTAGCAGGTTATGCTTCCCCATGTCGCGGATGATGCCGAGCGGCCTGCTATGGGCTCCTGCGGCGAATATAGCGCCTTCTATCTCGATTCCCACCTTCTGTTTGGGAAAGGCGAGGTCTAAACGGTACTTTCGGCTCGGCTCAAATCGATATTCCTGCTCGAACTCCAAAAGGCCATCCGCTAGGCATTGGTAGGCGAGAACCTGCTCTGCTTCGTTACCGATCGCCTTAAGCATTATTCTGGCCTCATCAACATCAAACTGCGACGATGAAGGAACCCAATGGCCCATCGACCAATGCGCAGAATCTTGCGATGGCCGTATCGCTCTGAGAATGAAGGCCGCATATCTCGATTGAACGCCAACCCGTAGCCGAAAATACGAAAATAGAGCCCGCGTTCGTGCTTGACTAAAAACGTGGTTTTCATGCGGCGGGT